GTTTCCCAGTCACGATCGGTGGGAGTGAAGTTAAAGGTAAAAAGTTTTTATACTGGCTATATACCTACTTTGAAAGCTTCTATGAAAAAACCAGAGTTAGCAGACAGAAGACAAAGATGTCTTGATTACTTGTCTAATAATGGTCACGAATCTCTCATCAAGAACGAGCTGTCTATTATTTTTTCAAAAGGACAAGACAATGAAGCTAAAGATTTAAAAGCTGATTTAGAAAATAAAGGACACCCCGTAACATTAGAACCATCAGTAAATGCAGCATCTTTGAAAGCACATATTAATGTGTTGAAAAAAGATAATAAAGAATTTGATGATGAGTTATTTAATGTTTTTTTGAAAACCGAAACTAAAATTGAAAGGAAAGAAACATGAACAAAGTAGCGGTAAAAGAAGATAAAGTTCCAGCAAAAATAGATTGGACAGAAGATGCAGGTCTGGGTTTAGAGGATGCAGCACAAGATGAATTTAAACTCCCTTTGATTAAAATATTATACTCAAGCAATATGCCAGATGGTGTAGACAAAACTGTATCAGGTACAGATGTTGCTGAAGGTTGTGTATTTAATCAAACAAGTGAAAAAGCATATGATGGAAAGCAAGGTTTTTATGCAGTCCCTTGTATGTATAAAAGAAGTTTTAATGAGTGGAAAGAAATGGATGAGGGTAATAATAGACCTGTAGCAGTTCATAAAGAAAAACCATTAGGACTGACAAGAAATGGTAATAAAGATGTATTGCCGAATGGTAACTATGTTGAAGATACAGGTAACTGGTTTATTTTAATACTAGATAAAGATAGAAATGTTGTTGATCAAGGTATGGTTACTATGAAGTCCACGCAGAAAAAGAAAAGTAATGAATGGTTACAAAAGATTAAAAGTAATAGTTTATTAGTAGATGGTAAACCTTTAACTCCACCAATGTATAAATGTGTTTATCGTATGAGTGTTACTAGACAAGAGTCAGGTAAATACAAATATTTTGGTTGGCAAATTAAGTTTGAGGATTATCTTGACGATAACAAAGATATTCATACTTTAGCTCAATCAAGAGAATTTGCTCATTTTGCAAAAGACTTCAATATGTATTTTGAAGCTGAAGCTGAAGATGGGCAAGGGGAACCTAGTAAGAAAAGCACCGATAAAGTTCCGTTTTAGTCATGCACAAAAAACTGTACAAGCTTTTTGTGACAGGTGAGAAGTCATTTGTAAAGCTCTCTCTTACAGGGGAGAGCGATACAAGTGGTAAGAAAGAAGCAAAATATATCACGAAACACGAGCCAGTTACTCCAGAAATATGGGAGGATCATTTAGATGGTAAATATGGTATTGCACTTAAACCAGAATTTGGTGACGAGTGTTTGTGGAGCTGCATAGACTTAGATCCTGTTGATTACAAAAATTATTCTGCTCAAAAGTATATTGATATTATTAAAAAATATAATCTACCTTTTGTGCCTGTGTTATCTAAATCGGGTGGTCTACACTTTTTTGTGTTTTTTACTGACTCGATAAAAATAGATAAAGTAAAACAAAAACTACAAGAATTTAATGAACAATATTTTATGGCAAATGAAATATACCCGTGTAATAAAACTATAAATATGCCTTACTTTAATATGAATGCAACTATGGAGTTTGCATACAATGATAATGGCACACCAGTTTTAGTAGGTCAGTTTTTAGATATAGTAAAAAGTAAAGCAATCTCTCCAAAAGAGTTTTTAAATTATAAAATAGAAGATCATGAAGTAGAAAGAGATTGGAAACATTATCCACCATGTGTGCAAAAATTAGTGCAAGATAGATGGGCAGGTAAAAACAGACATCAGTATTTATATAATGTTACTGTATTAGAAATGAGAAAAAGACCTGGTATTAACTATGTTGACCTTGAACAAATAATGCAAGAGAGAAACAGAACAATATTTCATAAACCATTACCAGCAACAGAAGTACAACAGATAACAAAGAGTATACATAAAGAGGGCTACAGTTATCAATGTCCTCCAAAACACACAGAGTATCAAGCCATATGTAACTATGAAGTTTGTAAAACTAGAAAATTAGGAAGAGGTGAAGAGACACCTAGTATCATAGATAAGTTTACAAATATAACTTATGTGCAAGATACAAAAAATGTCTGGTTTGAATTTGATTATGAAGGTCAGCATATAACAGTCACACCTGATGATATGAAAGATGAGAAAAGTTGGAGAGTAAAATTATTACGATATAGAGTGTTCTGGCTAACCTTACCAAAGACTAGAAAAGGACCACCTATGTTTGAGTTACTTATGAAAGCTATTGTAGAAAAGTCTGTTGAAAGCACCGACCATAAGTATGAGGATAGTTTAGAAGAAGAACGATATGAAGTATTAAAAAAGTTTTTTGAAAGTCATATAGAGCAGGATCGTTTTGAAAAACTAAAAGATGGTTATGTTGTATTAGATAGTAATACTAACATATGTTATTTCAAAAAGATTACTTTGGCTAATTTTTTACAAAAGAGTGGAACAAAAAGTTTTTCTAACCCTATGGCTGCTTTAAATCTTTTAGAGTGTAAAAGAATAGATTATCACGAAGGTGAAAAAAATATATGGTCTGTAGAGATGCCTGAGTTTGTAAAACATAAAACAGTAAAACAAAAACCTAAAGAAGATGTAAGTGAGATGGATGATGAGTACCACAAAAAGTTCCGATCTGCAAAGACATAGAGATTTGTATCAGAAGACCATAAAAATATTTGGTCCACCTGGTACTGGTAAAACACACACACTTGTTGAAAGAGTGTTGAAAGGTCATTTAGCTAGAGGTGTTAAACCTATTGAGATTGCTTTTATATCTTTTACAAACAAAGCAGTTGATACTGCAATAGATAGAGCGTTGAAAGCCTTTCCACAATATGACACAGATGATTTTGCAAGGTTTAAAACATTGCATAAGTTTTGTAGAAGATACTTTGAAGAAGAAGTCTTTGATCCAAAAGCTTGTATGTTGGATTATGCACTACAAGCAAAGATAATTAAAACATCTGACAAAAGATTATCTGATGACAACTTTACATATAAAGATTGGTCGTTAGGTGTGTATGATAAGTCACGAAACATGATGCTGGATCCTGTAGAGGTATATAAAAAAGAGCAGCATAAAATGGATAGTCTAGATATTTATTTAAGAAAGATAGATACGTACAATCATTATAAGAAAGATAGTTTTATAGACTTTACCGATATGATAGAAAGAACTATTGATGAAGTAGACTTTCCAGAACTTAAAATACTTATATTAGATGAAGCTCAAGATTTCACACCTTTACAATGGAGTGTGTTATATAAACTAGCACAAAGAGCAAAGAGAGTTTATTTAGCTGGTGATGATGATCAAGGTATATATAAATTTAATGGTAGCGACCCTAAATACTTCACTACATATTTTCCAGGTCGTAAAGTAATACTTAGACAAACTAGAAGATTTGGTGAAGCGATACATCATTTTAGCCAGATTATCAGAAGAGGTATTTTAGATAGTATAGATAAAGATTATGAACATACAGAAAAAGAAGGGTATGTAAAAAGATATTTAAACTTTGCAGAAATACCTATCGGTGATTTACCTGGGACTTGGTACATATTAGGTAGAGTTAACACAACAGTAAATGAATTACGAATAAGTGCAAAAGAAGCTGGTTTATATTTTGCTGATAATAAAGGTAATAAGTCTTTTGATGTTAAACAATGGAGAGCTATAAAAGCTTGGACTGCAATATCAAAGGGTAAAGATATTAGTAAACAAAACGCAGAAGTTATGATGCGATACATAAGAGAAGTTAAAGATCACAGTTATAGACGTACAGGTTTTTGGATTGATCTACCTGATACACAGACATATGACTTTGATGGTTTATGTGATTGGTGTGGACTAAATTTAAACGATGAAGCAGCAACAAAACCTTGGTGGCAAATTTTATCGAGAAACTTTACACCGAGTCAAACAGAATATTTTTTAAGATTATTGCAGCGCTATGGACAAAAGAGTTTAGATGATGAGCCAAAGATTATAATAGATACTATACATAGTGTTAAGGGTGGTGAGGCTAACAATGTAGTTTTGTATAGTAAAACAAATTGGCCTGCATCTTATGTAAATAAAAAAGAAGCAAGTGACAAGAGTGATGAGAAGAGAGTATATTACACAGGAGCCACGAGAGCCAGAGACACTTTACATATACTATCCAGTAATTATAGGTATAATTATCCTATAGGAGAAGATTATTTAATTTATTTAAGGGAGAAAAAATGATGGAGATACTTTGGGTGTATACAATTATAAGCACGCTAATAGGTTTACAAAACGCTGGTGTAATATGAGCTATAAAATTAACATAACATTAGAATTTAAAACTAGACCTACTAAGTCAGAGGTAGAGAATAAATTGTTTGATTTGATTAGAGATGGTTTTGTATTAAAGACAAAGGAGGAACATGAAAGAGAAAAAAGACTTGTGGCAAAAGGGCGGAAGTCACTACCAAAATTTTAAGATACAACCTTCACAATTTATTAATGATAATAAATTATTGTTTGCAGAAGGTAATGTGATTAAGTATGTGTGTCGTCATCAAAGTAAAGGTAAAGCTGATGACATTAAAAAAGCAATACATTACTTAGAAATGATATTAGAGAGAGATTATGGCTAAAAACCAAGGTAGAATCATAAGCAAAACATTTTTAGAGGCACTCAGCGGTCATTTAAACGGGTTTTTATTTCAAACACAAGCTCACAGGGGGTTTCATGGCTAATTTACAGCTAGTTTTTAACTATAAGAAGAATATTTGGTCTGCACCAGTAGAATATAAGGATTTGACCTATGCAAAAGAGATCGCAATAGATTTAGAGACTAGAGATGATGGTATTAATGAAGGACTTGGTGCTGGCTGGGCTTTAAACAAAGGTAAGATAGTAGGTTTTGCTGTAGCTACTGATGGTTGGCAAGGTTACTACCCTATGGATCATTATGGTGGTGGTAATTTAATTAAAGAACAAGTCATGAACTACATGAAAAAGATATGTGCACTGCCTTGTCGTAAGATATTTCACAACGCACCCTACGATGTGGGATGGCTTCGAGCTCATGGTATTGAGGTCAAAGGGGAGATTGTCGATACTATGATTGCTGGAGCATTGATTGATGAAAACAGATACTCTTACAGGTTGAACAGTTTAGCAAAAGATTATCTTGGTGAAATAAAAGCAGAAACAGATTTGAATGAAGCAGCAAAAATGTTTGGTGTAGATCCAAAGGCAGAGATGTGGAAGTTGCCAGCTGAACATGTTGGACATTACGCTGAGCAAGATGCACGGCTCACGTATCTTTTGTGGCAGCACTTTAAACACATTATAAATAAAGAAAGCTTAGATACAGTTTGGCAGATGGAGAGAGATCTATTACCCATACTAATTGATATGAGATGGAAGGGTGTACGTGTTGATGTGCAGCAAGCAGCTATACTCCGACAAAACTTCATAAAAAAAGAAAAAGATCTTTTACTAAAAATGAAAAAGATGATTGGTAAAGACATAGATATATGGGCAGCTCGACAAATAGCCTGGGCATATGACAAATTAGGTGTAGAGTATCCTAGAACAGAAAAGTCAAAAGAGCCAAGCTTTACACAGAATTGGTTATCAAATGACACACATGATTTTAGTAAACTAATAGTACAGACAAGAGAAATAAATAAATTTCACAATACCTTTTTATCTAGTATAATGAAATACGAACACAATGGTCGGATTTATGGTGAGATTAATCAGCTACGATCTGACAATGGTGGGACTGTTTCTGGCAGGTTATCTATGTCAAACCCTAACCTACAACAACTGCCTGCTAGAAACAAAGATTTTGGTCCATTAATTAGAGGGTTGTTTTTACCAGAAGAAAAATGTCAATGGGGTAGTTTTGATTACTCACAACAGGAGCCTAGATTGGTAGTACATTATGCTAGTAGTATCGGTGAAGGATACGAAGGTAGCCAAGAACTTGTTGAAGCTTATGCAAATGCAGATGCAGACTTTCATCAAACAGTAGCTGACATATGTGGTATTGGTCGTAAGGAAGCAAAGACCATCGGGCTTGGTCTGATGTATGGTATGGGTAAGCACAAACTATCAAATATGTTAGGTCTTGAGTATGATGAAGCAATAGCACTGATAAACAAATACAATGATAAGGTGCCTTTTGTCAAGCAGCTCTCGGATCGTTGTATGCGTAAAGCAAATGAGACTGGTGTCATAAGAACAAAGAAAGGTCGTAAATGTAGATTTAATATGTGGGAGCCAAAAGACTTCGGGGTGTATACACCAGAAAAATTTGATAACGCAGTAGCAAAGTATGGTAGAAACAACATCAAACGATGTTACACCTACAAAGCATTGAATAGACTAATACAAGGTAGTGCAGCCGATCAAACTAAAGCAGCAATCGTTGCTTGTAAAGAAGAGCTAGGCATACAACCAATACTACAGATACACGATGAATTATGTTTTAATGTAGAAGATAAGAGCCAGATAGAAAAGATAAAGAATAAGATGGAGAACTGTATGGATTTGAATGTGCCTAGTGTTGTAGATATAGCGTTAGGAAAAAATTTTGGTGAGGCTATGTGCGGATCGTGACTGGGAAAC